AGGAAGGTGTCGCTGGTTTGCTGTGAGGCGTACATAGACTCCACCCGTGAGAAGGTGGTGGGACACTTAAGCTACACATGTGTGGAAAGCATGTGCAAGCAGTGTCCGAGATACTACGCAATATAAAATGCCAGTCCAACCCATTTATGGTTAGGAGTCAAGAGTGGGTATGGGTGTATATGCCACTACGGGGTGAGCAAGCTCACACAGTGTGGTGCGGCGGAGGAGCACCACACCGGTTCTGCAGCACCGTAAAGCGCCTCGTTTCCAGTCCGTGTATAGACTGGTAAAAACCCCCCTTTTATAACTTCTCACTATGGCCACAACTTACTTTATCGTCGATCTCCGTGCTGAATCTACCGGGTTTACCCGCGATTTGGCACAAAATGTTGTTGATGAATTTCGTAAGTCTCGGGAAGAATTAAGAATTGGGTTGCATCATCTAGCGGATTTCATTTCCAAGTGGATCTGTTGTGATGGTGTAGATGACGAAAGCGTCATCGAGAATGTTCGTAGCCTGACGGCAGTGCACGATAATCTTGCTGAGGAGTATGTTGAGTTTACTCATCTGTCCAAACAGCATCATCGTACGCTGCTACCAGTAGCAATCGACATTCTCGAAAATGAGTTGCCTCTGACGTCGCAACAAAACCCTGCACAAGACAACGTGGTTGGCCACCATGTTGAACTTGTGCAGGAACCCGCCCTTGTGGTGGAGGTGGTGATCCCGCAGGACGTAGAGCCTGCGGACGCCATTGTGGTTTTCGAACCTGCAGCTATGGCGGTAGCACATGCGAATCATCCCGTTGAGGATGAAGGTGTTGCCGTGCATCCCGTGGTTGCGGAGGAAGAAACCGACCGTCCGGTAGTGGACGAAGAACTTGACACACCTGCTACACAGGTGTTTACGATTTGCCATGACGTTATCGAGGTTAAGAACTCGCGACGCGTGGCAACAAAAGGTCGTAAATTTTACGAATCGGCTGTGGTTTGTGAGATTAAGAACAAGTTAGGTTTGCCGAAGGTAACTGAGGCGAACAAGCTGGTGGTGCGTCGTATGGCACACAACATCATGATGAAGCACGGACTTCGCCCAACCCACATTCGTCAGTCGATTGAGAAAGTGGTGGCTGGCGTATTCGTGCCTGATCAGTTCGATGTGGGTGGTGCACAGATTCTCGCCAGTAATGCTGTAGCCGACCTTCGTGAGCAGGTGACCAGCGCAGGGCCCAGAAATGGGTGGAGCGCTGTGTGCGACCTGTTCCGATTTGGGTTGGCGCGGCGAGGAGCGTCACGGGTCCCTCCCGTGACGGGGCCCCCATGAGGGGGCCTTGGCGTGGTTAATGGTGTGAGTCATTCAACTAGTTTGAGTGACCCAAGGCTGCACGTTAACCGACACGCTAGGGACACAGTCAAGCCCCGTAGGTTGCACTCCATCTTGGAGTTGTCCGGCAACCTATCCCTCGGGGTTAATAATGCGGACATAGGAACAGCGGAGTGTGCGCTTCTGACGCGTATGTTTTACTGCAAGGTAGGTGAAGACTTTGTGGCTCCGCCTCCCGTGAATCAGGGGAGATTTGCGGCGATGTTAGCACCTTTTAAAAAGGAGTTGTTGAAGAAGGTGCGCATGCCCACCAAGAGTACTCCGCAAGCAATTGTGGATAGTTACACTGGTCGGAAGCGCACTGTATACGAGAACGCCTTGAAGGGGCTGACGGAATTGGGATTGAGTAGAGACGACGCACGCTCC